CGCCGCGCCGCGCGCCCCATATCTTCCGCCCACGGGTCGTCACGGCCGGGATACTGGTGCAGGGCGATGCGCCGGCCGCCTTGGGCGTCGTCGGCCAAAACAGCGAAAGGGGCGCCACGAAAGGACGCGGGAAGCAGATCGCCGCCGAACAATGGCATGTCAGCCCCCCCGAACTGGCTCGAAAGCGTAGCTCACCGCTGGCGACTTCGACCCGGCGGACACCTTGGCCCGTGTTCCCGGCGGCGCATTCTCGAACCGGACGTCGACCTTGACTGGAATCTCGGGGGCCGCCGCCCCGTTGTTGTAGCGGGTCAGCCCATCGTCGCGCATCATGCGGCGCAGCTTGGAGCCGTAGCGCGGATCGGTGGCGTACCGCGGGTCGCGCGAGGTGCCGCCGCCCAGCTCGTCGGCATAGGCACCAACGTCGGGCAGGGCCGCGCGCGCCTTGGCATATGGCCGCCCGGTCGCGAGCAGCTTGGCATGCGCGTCGAACGCGTCCTCGATGCTGTCGAACACGCGAAACTTCGCCATCGTCCGGATCGCCTTGCCGGCGATGACCTCGGTCGTGGCAGCGTTGACGAACGGCTCGCCGGCCCTCGCCTTGATCCCGAATGGGTTGTTGGACCCGCGGGGCATCCGGCGGCCGTATGAACTTTCCAGCCCGTATTGAGCGAGCGTGATCGACGCGGGGACGCCATATTTGCGCTCGGTCGACTGCGCCGCCCTGATAACTTCGGCGGTTAGTCCAGGACGAATCGCCCCGCCAGCGGCCCGGCCGATGGCATTGGCAGCCCGCTCCATCTTGTCGGCGGCGCGATCGATCTTGCCCGCGCCGGTGTCGAACTTGTCGGCCGCGCCGGCGATCCAGCGGCCGCCTTTCACGATTGCGTCGTAACCAGGCTCCGCCGCATCCGACACGGCCTCGCCGCCCACCATCAGCGCACGGTCCTTCAGCTGGCCGACCATCGCCGATTTGCGCGTGATGCGCTTGCCCTTGGCAATCTGGTCGTCGCTAAGAACGGCGGCCGATTTGTCTGAGTCAGCCATATCGGCCGACAGGGATTTGCCGCCCTGGGTGAACACTGGCAACGTCTCGAGCGGAATGCCGAGGATCTTGGCAGCGGTGCGCCGTCCCGAGTTATTCTGCTTTGCGAGCGCGTCCGCGATCGCGGGCAGCATCGTCGCGACGTCGACCGTGCCGTCCGAATTCAGCGCCAATTTGATGCCGAGCTTGTCGAGCAGGCCGATCGCCTGGGCATTCCTGCCATACCGCGCGTCGTTGAGCGTCTGCGACAGGCCAGCGATCCCGCCCGTCGCCTTGTCCTTGTCGACGCCAGCGCGCTCGGCCGCCGCGGTGAATTCCTGAAGAGCCTTGGTCCCGACGCCGATGATCTCGGCGGTCCGACCGATCGATGCCGCGCCGCGGGCCCAGCCATCGGCCATCTTGAACAGGGCGTACCCAGCTGCGGCGACGACGGCGATCGTGCCGGCGACCGCAACGCCGACGCCGCCGATCACGGTGGTCAACAGGCCGCCCTCGGCCGACGCCACCCCCATGCCTTCGCCCATTGCGCCGGCAGCCTCGCCGATCGCGCCCATGCGCTTGGCGACCCCGCCCATCATCGAGCCGTTGCCGAACAGCTTTGCGCCGGCCTTCTCGGTTTCCGCGAAGGTGCGCAAGATTGCGCGCGAGGTGTTGCCGATCGACGCGCGGTTCGCCGACTCGATGTGCTTGGGGATGCTGCCGATCCGGCGCTCGGCCGACGCGACGCCCTTAGCCGTCTTGTCGTCGGCCGTGATCGCAATGCCGTAGGTCGGCTGGCTCATATCAAACGCCCTCCGACCATTCCCACCACTGCTTCAGCACCGACCATGGTCGCGTATCGATCTCGTCGGGGAGTTTCCCGAAGCGAGCGGCGAGCGCGACCAGGATGCGCCCCTCATCAGACGGCGCGGGCCTCAGTCCAAAAAAAGCAGGATGAACCGCGATGCCTTCATGAGGGCGCGAGAGCCAATCTTGTCGACGACCTGCTCCGGGACGCCCGCGACGACCGAAATGGCCTTGGTGTCGGCGGCGATTCCGGTGAGCTTGTCCCACTGCTTCCATTCGGCCGCGGTCGGCTCGCGCAGCTTAAGCTCGGTGTAAGTGAGCTCGCCGAGTTGCACCGGCGTGCGCAGCGGCACCGTCAGCTGGTAGTCGACGCTCTCGAGGTAGGCTTCGATCACATCATCCGGCGCATTGCGGGCGGGAAAGGGCAGGGCATCGGCCATGTCAGGCTTCCTTCACATCCACACCTTCCCAATCGCAGGGGAAGGTGCCGTCTTCGGTGTTGACCTCGATCGGATCGCCGACGCGCCACATATTGCGGCCGACAACGGTCTTGCCGTTGGCGAGGACCAGCACGACCGTCTGGTTGGTCGCCTCGTTCAGCAGACCAACCTGGACGTTGTTGGCGTCGCGGCCCTTGAACGAAATGCGGCCGGCGGTCGGCTTCTCGGAATAGCCGTGAACGCCGTCCTGGCCAGTGAGGGTCTCGCGGGTCGAGCCCGACACGCGATAGGCGGCCTCGCCCGAGATGGAGAATGACACGCCGTTAATGGTGATGAAGGCGGTGCCGGCGATGCGGTTGGGATCGATTGCCATGGGGCGCTCCGATTAGACGAGGCGGAACTGGAACAGCACCGCGAACACGCGGAGCTGGTCGATCAGAACTGCCGGGTAGAGAACATCGACGCGGTTGGGATTGCTCGCGTTCTGCTCGACGACGAGATTGGTCGCGAACTCGTCCGATTTCTGGACGAAGCCAGCCGCCTCGAGTTCGCGATATTTGGCGATCAGGTCGGCCCTGATCGTGTCCGGAGTCACCACATTGGTGCCGGGCAGGATCCTCGTGCCGTTCACCGCGAGCTTCTTGCGCCCATAGGTCGTCTGCACGACGCTGCGCAGCTGGCGGAGGATGTAGACCGAGAGGAACAGCGTCTCGACCTCGAGATAGCTGTCGTCGGCGTTGCCCTGCGCGTTCGTGACGTAGGTCGTGGTGATGTTTTCCATCACGACCGTGCCCGCGTCGACGGTCCAGGTCGCGCAGCCGCCATAGAGCAGCGTGTTGTTGCGGACGGAGATCGGGAACAGCGACTGCTGCAGCGGCGGGAGGAGGCCCGGAACCGGCAAGAACTGAAGCGGAAGGCCCGGGTCCTGCCGGATCGACACCGCGGCGCCAGCCATGAATGCCGCCGCCCATTTCCACGGTGGGGTAGGGGAGCCGTTCACGGCGACGTTCGTGATGTGCTGGTTGTTGAGCCCCGTCGCAAAGGTCGCGTTGGCGCCGGCGGTGCCGCGCTTCGCGACCCAGCAATGACCATAGACCTGGCTCGACCACGACCACCGGCCGGTGTCGTCGCTGAGCAGCGCGGCGATCGCCGCCATCGACGTGGCGTCCGTCAGCGAGCAGGCGATGAAATCGAACGCCATATCGTTGAGGTTTGCCAGCGCCGTTGTCAGCACCGGGTTGGTCGTGCCGCCCGTCATCGCGACGATCGTGATCGACGAACCGAACGGCACCGCCTCGCCGCCTGCATTGCCCTTGTAATTGTACGAGATGTCGATGTCGTTGCCGCACTCGCCTCCGTTGCGCGCGGTCAGGTTGACCTTGCTCAGCGTGGTGCCGTCGACGGCCGCGGTGACGGATACGTTCGCGGCCTGAATCGCCGCGGCAACGGCCGTGGCCATCGCGTTGGCGGTGGTGCCAACCGCGACTGGCACCGACACGAGGCGACCGCCGATATAGAGCGAGATCGTGCCTGGGCGCGTATTGGGTCCGGCGAATGCCACCGACCCGGTCGCTGCGACCGCGGCGCCGTCATCGGCTACGGGTAGGACCCACATCTCTCCGTTCTTGTCGACGGCGCGATAGGCGTCGATCATGCCGGCCAGGATCGAGCCGGGGCCCGCTGCCGCTCGGCTGTCGACCGTCGACTGGCAGACCACCGGGATATTGGCAGTCATCGTGCCCGCGGCGGTCTTCTGGCCGATCACCAGCGAACGCTGCGGCACCTGGTTGGTGTTGGCGCGCGAATTGTCCAGCTCGGCATAGAAGAGCGGGACGCGCGTGTTGCTCGGGATGTTCTTGAACGGGATAGTCACGGTCAGGCCTCCTCGCCGCCGGGAGCGGCCTTCTTCTTGCTGGGGGCGGCCGGCGCCTCATCGGTGACATCACCGTCGGCCAGCAGACGAACCCAATGGGTGTCGAGGGGATTGACGTCGATGCCGTCGGCATCGACGACGCGGCGGGTCGCCGGATCGCGCACGAGGCGCCCCGGAACGGAAAACACGCGCATGCGCAGCTCCTAGGTTGGGAGGTCGACCGAAAGGCCGGTTGGCGGGAGGTTGGGGTTCTCGATCTCAACGCGGGTGAGATCGAAGCTTTGGACCGGCGCGAAGTTCTCCGGGCCTTCGTAGAATTCGAGAGACAGATCGATCTGAACGCCCGCCACGTGAGTGGCGGCATCGCTGTTGAAGGAGAGCTGTGACGACATTGTCGGGATATTCTGGATCGCCTGCGTGAGCGGCGAGCTGTTGACGACGGCGACTTCGATCTCTCGCTTGAGAGCCCAGACCGCGCCTTCGACGGCCGCGGCACCGGCATCGTCGACGGTAGCCAGGCCGGAAACCTCAGCGGATATCCGCACGGTCGCCACCGACGTGAACTCGATTGCGCCGCCGCGGCCGAGCGATGTGCGCTGCTCATGAACGAGGCGCATCTTGATAATTGGGTATTGGCCGTCCTGGGTTGGCCAGTCGCCGGGTTTGTAGACGCGCGCGCCCGCCGCGGTATCCGCCTGCAGGATCGCATCGTAGACAAGCTGGAGCAGGTCAATCGACGTCGTCATGCCGTCTCCTGAAGCATCAGCTTGGCATGTCCGTGGCCGTCCGGTTGGACGTCGCGCACGACATAATTCTTGCCGGTCGACGGAATGCGCACGGAGTCGCTCTGCGCCGGCGGGCGCGGGAACAACGAAACACGGACGCCGAGCACCGGCCGGCGGGAGGTCGACGCCGTTCCGTCATCCGGATTGACGTCGACCTGCTCGTACTCGGCGTCAAACACCGCGTCGGCGAGTGCAAAAGCCGGCAGCCCACGCGGAGTGTAGATTGGGAGGCCCGTGGCTGCGCCCTCGCCGAAGACCCCCATGACGGGGGCGAGCACGAGACCATCCCAATCGATCGACATTATCAGGCGCCGCGGCGACCGCTGGCGAGCGTCTCCGGACGCTTGCAGATGAACAGCGGGTAGCTGAACGCCTCGACGCGCCACCACATGTTCCGATCGCGATCGAAGATCGGAATGATGTAGACCGGCTGGCCCGGGGTGTTGATCCAGTCGAAGCTTTCGCCCGGTGCATAGGCGACCTCGAACACGCCCGGCGCGCCCTCGGGGAAGAACTTCACGGTATCGTCGGGCACCTTGATCGTCGCGTTGTCGTCCGACCCACGATAGTTGATCCAGGTGATGCCGCCGAATTCGAAGTGCCGCCAGGCGGTGCCTTCGCGCAGCTCCGACGCTTCCGACCAGTTCTTATAGGTCTTTTCCACGTCGATGTGGGTGGTGAACTTGTCCCAGAAGCCATCGGAGCAGATACCCACCACCTTGGTCGTGGGAAGGAACGCGCCCTTGGCGGCGCGAGCCATCGTACGGACCACGGTGTTGCAGATCGGCCGAAGCGAATACTCGATGTTGGCATCGAGGTTGAATGCGAACTCGCCCGGCTGGGCGAGCTCGAACTCGTCGTTCCAGTTGTAGAGGACCGAGCCATCCTGATCGACGAGCACGCCCTGGACAGCGCCGAGGCGCATGTTTTCCCAGGTGTAATTGATGTTGTTGACGATGCCGGTCGGGCCGTGAAGGCGGCGAGCCACTTCGTCCTGCACCTGCATCAGCACGGACGTCTCGCCGAACGCGCGGATGTTCTGCAGCTCGTGGCTGTGAACCGTGTCGCCCTGCGTGATGCGGGGAACCTCGAAATAGCGCATCTTGCGCTTTTCGGTGGTGCGTTCCGAGTTGATCGGCGCGCCGCGCTGACTGGTCGGGATGACCGTGAGGATGCCGTTGCGCTCCTCGACCGCGAGCGCGGTGGTGCGGATCGGATTCGGGGTGAACAGGTTCAGGTCGCCCAGCACGCTGGGGAGATGAGGAACGCGGTCGACCGCGCTGGTCATCTCGATCGACGAGAACGGATCGGTCTTGAAAATGTCGATGATCGTGCCGGACATGGCGGGAATCTCCATCGGGTTGCGCCCGCCATCGCGAGCCAACGGGTTAGGGGGCGCGGTGTGGCCGCGCCCCTCGCGGGGTTAGGTGTTGAGGATCCCGCGCGCCGCGAGGGCGGCGAGGGCGGTGGCTTTTTGCTGGTTCGTGGTGACGTTCGCGCCCCAGACGAGTTCGGATGCGTTGACACGCATCGGGCCGCGCACGTTGGCGACGGCCTTCTTGTCGGCCGACGTCGCATCGCGCTGGCCGCTCCACATGATCGCCGAGGCGTTCTGCAGACCGTTGGTCGCGGTCGGATCGTACGGGGAATACTTCAGCGACCCCGTGACCGAGATCGTGAAGCTATCGCCCGACACGAAGTCGGTGGCACCGTCAGCGAGTGTGAAGGCAAGCCCGCCAGCCGAGAACGCCGCGGCAACGTTGCCGTGGCCGATCTCGACGCCGTCGGGGTCCTCCACGATGAAGGAGCCAGCATTGGTGTTCGGCTCCACGAACATCAGCTTGTAATCGCCGGGGCGCGCGGCGCCGGAGACGGTAATCGCGCCCATCACACCGTTGCCGGTGTTGGTGCCCAGAGCGACCGCGGTGGCGGCGCCGCCGGCGATTTGGCTGGCGAGGACGAGGCCGGCGAGGCAGACGCCGGCGCCGGAGAGCAGCGTGATGGTTTCACGCGTGATCATGCCGTCGCTGGGATCCCAGACGACATAGCCGCCAGTATGGCGGTTTTCGGCAATCGGAGTGACCTGGGGAACACCCATGGTGAAGTTCCTTTACGAAAGAAGGTGAGGCTGAGTCGGATCAGCGACGGGGCGTGATGCCGAGCTTGGCGAGCGAACGATCCCAGCTCGAGCCGGCTTTCGGCTTCTGCTGGTCTGCGCCCCCGGCGCTCGCGCCGAGATTGCTGTTGCGCGATTCCCGGCTGCTGCGGTCGGGAGCAGCGCTGCCGATGCCCTTCTGGCCCTTGAGGACGGCGATCGCCTCCTTGCGGGTCATCGTGGTGTCGCAAGCGAGCGACACGGCCAGGACCGGGTTGTTCGCCGCATGCGACGACGAGAGAATCGCGGTGACGCGTTCCCGCTCCCGACGACGGGCAGAGGCGGCGGCCGAGCGGCCGGTCATCTCTTGCTTGTCGTCATCGTCTTCGGCGTCCTTGCCGTCGTCGTCGTCGTCGGAGCGCTTGGCGCGGCGCGAGCGCTTGCCCTCGGGCTGCTCCTCGTCGTCGTCTGCGGCGTCCTTGCTGTCGTCGTCGTCGTCGGCATCCTTGCCGTCGTCGTCGTCCTCGGAGCGCTTGGCGCGGCGCGAGCGCTTGCCCTCGGGCTGCTCCTCGTCGTCGTCCTCGGCGTCCTTGTCGTTGTCGTCCTCGGACATCTCGTCGCGCTGATCGTCATCGTCAGTGCGCTTCGAAGCACGAGAAAGGCCGGCGAAATGCGCAAAGCGGCTCGCGCCGGCCATCAGGCTGGTCTTCATGGTCAATACCTCGTTGAATAGGCGCGAAGCCTTGGGGGCGGGGCCGAGTCCCCGCGCGGTCAGTCGAGCTCGGCGAGCAATGCTCGGAACGCTTCGTCGGGCGCCATAACAGCGTCGGCGAAGCCGGCGTCGACACCCTCCGAGCCGAGGAACGTCCCGGCCTGGGTGTCGAAGACTTTCTTCTGCGGAAGGCCGCGGTTGCGGGCGACGGTCTGGTCGAACAGGTCGCCGACGCGCTCAACGTCCGCCTTCATGCGCTTAAACGCGTCGGGCGAAAGGTTCTTCATGTCGGACCCTTCGCCCTTCAGATCGCCCTTCGTGATCAGCGTGACCTCGATTCCAGCCTTCTTCAGGGCATCCTCGAACGACACGTGCATGTAGATCACGCCAACCGATCCGGTACCGCCGGTCCGCGGCACGGTGATCCGGTCGGCAGCGGAGGCGAGGGCGTAGGCGGCCGAATAGGCGTTCTCACCGAGAATGGCCCAGATCGGCTTTGTGCCGCGCGCCTTGTAGATCGTGTCGACCAGGTCGAAGCATCCCGCGACCTCGCCGCCTGGGCTATCGATATCGAGCGCGATCGCGTCGATCGCGGGATCGCACAGCGCAGCGATCACGTTCTGGCGAATCCCGTCGTAACCGGTCATGCCCGAATAGGGCCGCAGGGTGCCGGTGCGCTGCACCAGCGTCCCGCGGGTTTCGATCACGGCGACGCCTGCGACGGTATCATAGCCAACGTCGGTCCGCCGGGTGCGCCGCGACGAAAAATCGGCTTCGTCCTCTTGGTCCATCATCACGAAGTCGCCGTTGACGTGCGTGATGTGGGTGATGCCGAGCCGGTCCGACAATGCGGCCATGACGATCTCGGCCTTGCCAGGCAGGATCGCGAGCGGCGTATTGAACAGCCGCGTGGCGAGTTGCGGGAAAAGGCTCATTTTGTGCTGCTCCGCTTGGCCTTTGTCGCTGCCGGCGCTGGCAGCGGGGCAGGGGATGCGGCGGGCTCGTCGGCGGCGCACATGCAGCGCAACTCGATCGTCTCGGGATCCTCGTTCACCCGGAGCGTTTCACCGCCGAGGATATGGATGGAGGTCCCGCCCTCGCACGCGTCGAGATAGGCGATCGCGCCGATCGCGAGCCTCATCAGGCGAATGCCGCCGTATCGGGTGACGTCGATGAACATCAGGCCTCCTGCGGCGTCGGCTTGGTGGCGACTTCGGTCGCGGTCTGGTCGGTGCCCATCCATTCCGGCCGCGGCAGACCGAGGTCCGCCATCTTCTTGAATTCGATGGCGCGCTGGTCGATGTTCTCTTCCCAGTCCATGCCTTGGCGGGCCGCTTCGACCTCGAGGGTGGACAGCGCGGCATCGAGCCCGAGCACAACGCCCTGACGCTCGCCGACCGGATCGACCCACCCGCGCGCGGCGCCAAGCCAGCGGCAACGCGCATATGCCGTGCGCATCTCGAAGTACGATGGCGCGTTACGGGGGAGGGGAACCTCACCACGTTCGAACACTTCGCCAAGCCAGGTCGCGAACATCGGCGACGCGGTGTTCTGCTCGAACTCCGACGTCCGGCGGACGAAGGTCTTCTCGGCCTCGACGATACCGGCGCGCGCCGATGACCAGCTCGCCTCCGAATAGTCGTTGTGCACTTGCTCACCTGACATGCCCAGGACGGCGGCAAAGCCGCGGAGCATTTCGTGGGTGAACGGGCTGAACCCGCTATTAGGCCGCACCGGAGCGACGGTCTTGATGTCCTCGCCCGGCGCCAGCGTGGCAACACGAACGTCGTTCACCTGCAGGTTGCGGTCCTCGTGGAACTCGGCGCGCATATTCTGATACCAGCCGAAGCCCTTTTCGGCGTCTTCGTCGCCACCATCGAGCGCCTCGCGCACCATCTCCACGTCGAAAGGGGAGGTGACATAGAGGCCGAAGGCCGAAGCGACGGTCGCAGCAGAGAGCTCAACGCCGTAATAGCGGGCCAGCATCTTCAGCCGGCCGAGCACCGGCGCGAAGATCGATATGCCGCGGCTTTGCGCGAAACGGTCGGGATCGTAATCGTGATAGACCCGGCGCCAGCCGTCTTCGGGATCCTCGCGCAGAACGCGCTCCCATTCCATCGATTCGACCGCGTTGTACCAGTCGAACTGGTGCGCTTTCCGAATGTGATAGGCGACAGGAACTTCGTCGGAGTCGATCTCCACGCCACCGCGCAGGTACCGCGTATCCTGCTGCTGGTAGGGGTTCGAGAGCCGATCGGGATCGACGCCCTGGAAACAGGTGGCATACCGCGCAGCGCCGGGGCCCATCCGATCCGGCCGCCATTGCGCGACAATCAGCGATTCACCGTCGACGAGCTTGTGGCCGAGCGCGAGGCGGAATTGCTGCGAGACCGACAGCCGGCGGCCGACGTCGTTAAAGTGACCCAGATCCTCGGAATAGTTGCGCCACAGCGCCTCGACGGTTCGGCGGAAGTCCTCTGCCCACTCGGGGTCGAAAGCCTTGTTGAACAACGCCAGGGCACGATAGTCCGGCTTCGAGACCAGCCGGTAACTCGAGCCGATCGTGCTATCGAGTATGCGACTGATCGCGCCCTTCGCCCAAGCGTCGTTCCGGTGGAGATCGCGCGCCCTGGCGGCGATGCGATCACGGTTGGGGTTGATCTCCGAGTCCGGCGAGCGCGTGGTCGGGTACCAATCCCCGAATTCCTGCTGGGACCAGTTGGCGGCATCGTATGGGAAGAAATTGCTGTTCGGCCCCGACAGCGCGCCTCTCATGCCACCGCGGCCGCGAGAGCGAATGCGGTCGATCGCCTGGCTGGAGATGGCACGCCCACTGGCGTCGAGAAGGGCAGGGGGATTAGCCATCAGAATCGCACCCCAATGGCGCGACGCGGACGGCAGATCAGGCCGAGCTGCGCCTGCACCATGCGAATGGCGGCGGTGAGCTCGCCGAGGTTGGCGCGGGAATAGGTGACGGACTTCGACCCGTCGCCCTGGGTGTACGTATAGTTGATGCCCTTCGCGCCGCTGGAAATGTCCAGATACGCCTGCTGCAGCTGCGCCAGTCGCTGCTCGAGCACGCCGGTGTCCATTCCGGCGAGGATGCTGGTCGAGGGATCATAGCGACCCATGTGCAGGATCCTTCAGGCTAAACGTTGCGCGATCGAGCGGCGGGCCGCCGGCGGTTTGGCCGGCGGAGGCGGGGGCGGCGGCGCCTTGGCCGGCTCGGCTGCCAGCGGCACCGCGAGCGGCGCATCCGGCTCATCGTCACCATCTGCCGCCGTCGGGGACGTGATGACCGTGGTGATCGTCGCACCGACCTGGTCGGCGATCCGATTCAGCTTGGTGCCCATGTGGATCAGGCCGCGCAGAGCGGCATAGGCGTATACCCGACAGTCGAGCCGCTCGTTCGCCCGCCCCGGGATTGGAACCCACTTGCGCACCTTCTGAGCGCCTTCGCCCTCGATCTGGATGCGCTCCGCCGTCAGCTGCTCGAATGCGGCGACGTCCCAGTCGGTGTTGAAGTGCATGTATCCCGGGCCAGGCGTTTGCTTGTGCAGCCAACCGCGGACGGCATCCTTCGCCGCATTGACGCCGATTATCACCGGCCGGAAGGTCTTGCGCGATCGTGTGCTTGGCCGCTTTATCGGCCACACCGGGTTGCGAAAACCGGTCCGGGCGCTCTCGCCCTTGATGGCCCAGATCTTGCGGCCGAGCCTCGTCTTCGAGAAATTATAAACGGCGTCGGTGTGGTGGCCGCCCGAGTCCTGGCAAGCCGCGGTGATCACGAAGGGCCGGCCGTCCGCCCGATACCAGGTCCGGGCGAGATATTCGTCGAGCGCGATCTGGGTCGCCGGGTCGGTCATCTCGCCATCGATGACGTGATATTCGACCGACCAGCTTTCCTCGTTTCGGCCCCAGCCGACGACCTCAATTTCGACGCGATAGTCCTGGGTGTCGATTCCCGCGGTGAGCATCGCGACGCCATCGGGAACCACGCCGGCAGCCCAGTTCTCGCAGCGCTTGAGCAGCGCGTCGATCGCGATCTCCTTGCCGCCATGCCGGCGGTAGGGGAGGGCTGCCTGGGTATTGTACCAGACCTGCTTCTTGTCCTCGTCGTGCTGCGCCGCGATCCATTTGCGCGCGATGTATGGGGGCGCGTCTTTCGGCCACGGCGAATAGAGTTTGCTCGCCTGGAACCCTGCGTGCTCGTTCGGCACCGCCCAGGTGCCACATTTTCCGCAGCGGGCGCGATAGACCGCCCACCGGTCCGATTCCCACCAATCCCAGACCTTCTCGACCGCGTCCGGATCCTGCTCGCGCCAAAGCGCTTCGAACGTCTCGAGCGGGACCTGACGCTGGCCGCAGCAGTCGAACGGGCGCGTTTGGTGCCAGCGTATGGTGCCGAGCGCCCGTCGACGCTGCCCCTCGGTCCAGGCGGTCCCGCACGCCTCGCAATAGATCTGCGCGGTCTCGGGCTTGTGCCGCTCGCCGTCCTCGCTCTTTTCCCACTCGATATGCTTGAAGAAGTCCGGAAACTGCCGGTGCGAGCAATGCGGACATTCGACCGAGGCGCGGCGCTGATCCGACGTCAGATAGCTAGCTTCGATCCTGCTTTCGTCTTTGACCGTCGGGGAGCAGACTCGAACCGACAGCCAGTTCGGAAACGAGGCCATGCGCTCGTCACCGATATCGATTGGGTCGCCCTCGCGGGTGACCGGGTACTTGTCGACCTCGTCATACATGACGATCCGGACCGGCCGGCGCGCCAGGTTGTCCGGGCTGCCGGCGCCGACCAGGGCGAGAAAACCGCCCGGGAACGACTTGAAGAGCAAGGTCTCCTCGGCTTTCCGCGTCTTCACGGTCCCGACAAGCTGGCGCAGCACCGGGGTGGCGTTGATCAGCGGCCCGATCCGCTCCTTGGAGAATTGCTCGGCCGCGTCCTCCTTCGGCTGGACGAGCAGGGCAGGGCAGGGGTCAAGGTGTGCGTGAAAGCCGACGATGTTCTCAAGCAACGACGTCTTGAGCAGCTGCGTCGCTACCATGGCGGTGATGATGTGGACCCCGGGCTCTGTGCCGGCGAGCATCGGGCCGCGGGCGACCTCAACGGTCGACGTCCTCCATTGGCCCGATGAACTCCCGGCCTCCTTCGCGAGCTTGCGAAAGCGATCGGCCCAGTCCGGAATGCTGATACGTGGGGGAGGCGTCCAACCTCGCCGCCATGCGCGGTGAAGCCGGTCCTCGTTACCCCTGAGCGGCGAAGTCTGCTTCGGGTTCGCCGAGCTGTTCGAGGAGCTGCTGGACATGGATCGTGAGTGCCTCCACGACCCGGTCGGTATCGACGTCGAGGTCCGCGGCGATCAGCGGACCGACACGAGCCGGGAATCCCGCCCAGGCATCGCGAGACGCGCGGGCCTGTTCGAACAGGATGGCCTCGGCCCGCTCCACCTCGACCAGGCTGCCCGCCTCCTTGCGCGCCGCGATCAGATGCTTTGCGGCGAGGCCGTTCTCCTTGATCTGCTCGGCCCTGACGATCGAAGCGAATTCGCCGGCGAGCACGTTGGCGAGGAAGTCTTCGGCGTCTTCGTCGACGATCTTCTCGATCGCCGCTTCGACCTCGGCGGCGCTGGGTTTCTTGCGCGACCGGGTGCGGACAGGGGGTGCGGACACTTTTGCGGGGTCCGCAGCTTTGTCCGCACCCTGCTCCGCATGTCGATTTAGCCGGCGCCAGCCCGAGCCCGCCAACGCGGCGTCAACCTTCCCGTCCGCCGAAACCGGCAGCTTTCCCGCCTTGATCGCGTTCCGAACGAGCTTGTCGCTGCATCCATCAAGCCGCGCGAATTCGCGGACGCCGACATATCGCTTGGGTGCGGACATTTGGGTGCGGACCCCTTTCGGAGTTCAGCGCTGGTGACGTATCGGGGCGCGCAATTACCCGCGATGCAATAGGGGCGTGGAGGGACCCGTCGCGATCATGGCGCTGAGGTCGGCCGTCGGGGCGGGGGTCAGGCCGATCGGGCCAGCGTCGGTGAGCAGCGAGCCCGGCTGCAGCGGGCCACCACGATAGGCTTTGAGGCGACGCGGTCGGGGCTCGCCGGGGATGCGGCGCGCGAGGTGGATGCGTTCGGCGCCCCACCAGTTGCCCGAGGTCGCGTTGACGTAGGTCTGACGGCCGAACAGCCAAGCGAGGTTGTCGATCAGACTGACGATGAACCAAGGGATCATGCCTATCTCCGTGCAGTGGCGATCGCCATGCGCAGCGCATCCTCAAAGGCCGCACGCGCATGGCGATCGATGTAGGCCCGGGCGCGCTGCTCGAATGGCAGGCGCTTGGGCGCGGGGGTCGTGTCCTCGAACTGGATCAGCAAGCGCAGGCCGGTGCGGCCCTTCGTGCCCTTGCCGCCGTCGCGACGAATGCCATTGGCTGGGCGTTGCCACACGCCGTTGATGATGCGGCCGCTGCGCGTCTTCACGGGGCCGATGAATACGCCCGGCTTGCCTTTGAGAGCAGCCAGCTTGCCGCGCGTCAGGTTGTGGTATCGGTTGACCGGCACTGCCCTCGGAACGAGCATGCCCTTTTTGGTGCCGAGGAAGCGAGCACCGCCAACGACATATGGCTGGAGATACTGCGCCTGGATGTCCTTGGCGGCGACGATCGCGATCGGTCGCGACTTGGTGGCGACCTCAACCCGATACGCGTTCTGGGTGAAAGGCGTCGGACTGTCGAATGTCTGCTCGATCAGTTCGCGCTCGTCGGCGGCGGCGCCGCGTGCCAGCGTGTTGAGAGCGAGCGAAACGGCGAATGGAACTTGTTGCGACCGCAGCGCGATCAGACCGCGATGAAGGGGCGAGAGGTTGCCCTTAATGTTGACCGTCAGCACCTCGGGCCGCGGAACACCGCATAGACCTCGCGCGAGATGCGTTCGCCCTCGCCGATGAGGCGTTCGGCGCGCTCAAGACTGCGGGACGGCTGCTCGACGGCATCCGACAGCGTCTCAAGTTCTTGCGCTAACGACCTCAGCCGCAGGGCTTTGGCCGCGTGGTTGGCGATAGTCATCTAGGGTGATCCGGGATCGAGCGGTTAGGACAAAGCTTCGCTTTCTCGCCCGAGCATCATGCAGCGTCGGTCGAGGGAGTGAGGTCGGCGCACCGTATGCCGGGCCAAGGCGCTCACTCAGCCGCTTAGGCGGCGATCCCCATAGCGGGATTTGCGTTCTCTACCTGTTCGTCACCCAAAAGCCAAGTGCCAACCTTGAAGCGAATTGCACCGCCGAAACAGACGAGCGCGAACTGGCCATCGCTCTCTTCGACAATGCCTTCGAGGCCTTGAGCCGGACCGTCGGTGACGCGCACCGTTGATCCGGTGTCGAACCGCCGACATCGCGTCTTGCGCTCTGCCTTGGCCCAGCGGTCCTCTTCGGCGCGAAGGCCGGCAATCTCGCGATCCTGGACGTCGACCAACCTGCCGTTGTGTCGGAATATTGAGAAGGCGGGATGTGGGTTCACCGGATTGGCCGCGATGGTCAGCAATTCGATGGCGTGCTGCTTTCGAACGAACACGAATGTCGGCATGATCGCCACCTCGCGCTCGACGAGCTGTTTGGAGCGAGGGCGGCGTCGACGATGAATGCGCAATGGCGTCCACGCGCTCAAGCCAGCCTTCTCCAGCGACTTCATCAATGGCAGCGTGCGCGCGCCTGCAGTTCGAAGGATGCACCACGCGTCCGGCGTGCCGCTTCCGAATTGACCCTGTTCCACGATGCGCATCATCCCACCCCGATCAACGATCTGATATTTGGTACATCTTCTCCAACAGCGGCAGTCCATAATCCGGCACATCGGTTATCACTGGATATGCCGCCGCCAACGCCACTGGCGGCTTGGTGATCGTCCAACCGCGCAGCGCGCAGGCGATCTCTATCTCCGTGTCCGACAGGCAGGCTGTACGGTCGACGAGGCGGATCGAGCGGGCGACCCCGCGCTCGTACGTCAGCAGTCCATCACGCTCGAGCACGTCCAGCCAGGCGCCGACGTGCTGCCTCTGCACCCCGGTAGCCGCGGCGATCTCCCGATGGCTCGGCGATTGGCCCAGCGCGCGGAAGTGCTGGCGGATAGCTTCGATGATCTTCTGGCGCCGCGACGACATCGATGCCGTCGGCATGCCGAGAATATCATCCCCCATCGGACATGGCGCCCTTGAACGTGCCGCCGGACAGGCGGCGCATGATCTCCTTGGCGCCCTTGCTGAATTCCTCGGGGCTGAGGCAGTCGGCCTCGCGCTTTCGGCGCGCGTCTTCCTTGTCCGCGAGCTTGGCGAGATACTCGAGATGGGCGGCGCGCGATTGCCGCTCGAACATCAGCGGATTTGTGAAGGCGCGCAGCTCGCCCGCCGACTTAGGATAGAAGCGACGGCCCGGTGCATTGCAATATGCTCGACAGCCCGCCTTCAGGATGTCGATCGGCACGTCGGCGAGGTGTGCGACCAGCAACGAAAGCGTGGCGTCTGCTTCTTCCGCCGTTTCCTGCACCAGGATCGTACCCGATCGCAGCCCGCGCAGGACCGAATACCGCTCCTCGGCGTCGCTCGGCGCCAATGCTTGGCGATGCGTCAGCGCCGCCGCCCGCAAATCGTCGCCTGCGCCGACGGGGATCGGGCGGCCATAGCCGTATTGCACCACGGCGCTGAGCAGGCGGAGATCAACCCAATCAGGAATCACCTGAAGCAAGGTCGCGACGGAGTAGCGGGTCGCGGGGAGTGTCTCTGTCGTGACGAGTTCGTTGGCCATTGCGGGTTTCCAGCGTTGCCGTGATCCATGCGACGGGATCGGACGGCGTTTGATGTTGAGCGGCGGAGAGGGCGTCGAGCACGGCGCCATCGCCGAACTTCTGGCGCCACCGGCCGAGCAGTGAGCGGGCGCTTCGGTCGGGGATGCCGGTGCTTGTCAGGAGCGGCACGCCGGACGCGAACACGGCGGCTCGCAGGTCAGCAGGGTTTGGGGCAGGCGGTGGGGGCGGCGCAGCGGCGCCCGAAGCGTCAGCTTCGGAATTATCTGTCTTTGTCTCTGTCTCTGCTTCTGGTGCCGTTGCGCGACGGGGATGCAACGTTGCACCGCCGTTGCGCTTCTTCTCGCGATGCTTCTTAGAACGCTCAGTGGAGCTATCGCTCTCGTATTGGCGCTTGGACCATGCCGCGACTGCGCCGGATGCGATGAGGCCGAGTTCGGAATATGCATCGAACAGGGCGGTGATCGGATCGAGGGGTTCGGACAGGATGACGGCGACGCGGCGCGCCGACGTCGTGTAGCGGCCAGAATCGTTCGCGCTGGCCGCGCTTTCGAGGAGGGCATGCCAGGCGGAGATCGCGACAGAACGCGATACACCGGCGAGCATGGCGGCCTCGGCAAGTTTGGGGTCAGTGACAGTGCCTTCATAGGCGCGATACCAACGGGTCACGACGCCTCCAGCAGATCGAGCAGGGGCGCGGGCGCCGCCGGCATTTCGTATTTCGGGTAATCGCCGTCGCGCTCGAGCCGCAGCCGACACGGCGAAATCCAGCGCTTGCGGGTGTCGGCTGGTGCCGCGTCGCGCTTGAGCCAGATGAAGGCCGAGTAGCTTGTCGCCGTCGACGCCTTCGTCCCGGGAGTCTCCGCCAGCGGGTCCAAGTCACCCGCGCGAACGAGCCGGGCTTTTAGCATCACCACGCGCTCGCTGAACTGCAGCTCGAAGCTCGGCGGCTGCGTGAGGAACAATGTTTCTGCGCGGTCCTGCCCCTCAGAGAATGCCGAGCGCGCGATCACCACCACGCCGACGCGGCTCAACCGCAGCGCGCGTTCAATGAATTCCTGGGCGAGGCGGAAGGGCGGATTGAGGAACGTCCAATCGGTTCGATCGAGATGTTCGTCCGGCCCCCACAGATAGTCGCGCACCGGGAAGCCGCAGCCGTAATCGAAGATGTCGCTCGGCATCACATGGCCGAACACCTCGCGCAGCGGCGCGACCATGTGCCCGCGATTGGCGCAAGGCTCGCGGCAGTCGGACATCGCCAACACGAATCCGAGGTTTTCCAGGAACTCGCAGATCGCCCGCGTCGCCCAGGGCGGTGTCGGGAAATCGTCGAGGCTGTCGGGCGGTTCGATGCGTTGCTGCATCACCGCAGAGGATCTGTTCTGGCTCATGCGTCGGCGCCAACCGGGGCTGGCAGGGGGATCGGAACGGCCTGTCCGCTGGCGAGGTTGATGAAGCCGCCGGCGTGGCCGATCGACCCGCGGCCTAGAAGGTCGAACAGCAGCGCCAGCGCGTGGCTCGCCACGACACGGTTGACGAAAAGCGATTGACGCTCGAGCGCTTCGGCCACCGAGCAGGAAGGCGCATCATCCTCCACCACGCTCTCGTCGGCCAGCTCGGGGAAGTATTCGAGCACGGTGGGGAGGCGCGCGTCCTTTTTGGCACCGCCACCGGCTGGGCAACCGATCAGGAATTGCCCATCAGTCGCGCGGTTGCCGAGATCCAGCCAATATCGAGGCGGCCGCCCGCTCTCTCCAATCGCGGCACCGAGCGCCCGACGAGCTGCTGCGGTGTCCACGCAGGTGATCAGGACGTCGACGTCTTTCACGCCGATCGCTTCCGGGGCGCGGCCATGAACTGCCCGCCAGGCTAGCCCCTGCGCGAGGTTGATCCGCTCGGTGAGCGTGCGCGCCTTCGAATTGCCAAGGTCGCAACCGTAGAACGGCTGACGCCCAAGGTTTGCCTCGGTCACGATGTCGTCGTCGACGACCGTGACGTGCAGTGACCGCGACGATATCGCCCGCAGCGCCGTGTCGAGGGATGCGAGGCCCATAAGCATCTGCGCCCCGTTCCCGCCGCAGCCCACGAGCTGGACGTTGATGTCGCGCTTGTCGCATGCCGCGAGCAGATAGTGGCGGGCTGGCGCGTCAGGCTGCATCGTGATCTCCAGCGAATGGGCTGCGAGGCATGGGGAGGAACAGTCCATCGGCGCACAGCCGCGAAGCCATCATCGGCGGGCTGGACGGATCGTCGAGGCCACCGAAGACGAGCGCGATCTTGGTCGCATGGGCATCGTCGGCATCGTCGGTAGAGCTGAAGAACGCGGCCGCGGAACCGTGGCTGTGAACGTCGCAGACGATATGCCAATTAGGCGCCAGGTTCGGTGTGCGATAGACCAGCCGCGAGGGCGTCGCATGGTCGACAGCCGGGTAATCGACGGCGAATCTTCCGTCGACCTCGTTCCAGATCACGAACGCCGCCGCCTCATTCGGCAGCGCCGCCATGAAATGGTCGAGGATCTCGTCGAGGTGGTGACGGGGGACGAGGCCACAGCGCAGGTCAGCCCGCGGCCGGCCAATGCTGCCATAGGGGAAATAGGCGGCGAGCGCCCCGGTGATCGGCACGTCGAGCTCAAGCCATGGCCGGCGCAGGATAAGCATCACGCCATCATGGCCGACAGCCAGGCCACGGCCGGCGCGCGCTGAGCGAAGCGCATCGATGGCCGGTGACGATCCGCTCGGCGGGATGGGGTAGCACGGCGCGGCTGAGAGCACGGCCGCCGCGGTCGGGTCATTGGCGAGGATCGTCATGCGCGGCCGCTCCGCGCGACAAGCTGTCCGAAACTCACCGGCCCGTTGGCGGTGAACGGCTTGAGCTGCTTGTAGGGGAACCGGACGGCCTTTCGCGTCGCGAGGTCATCCCATAGGCGCACCAGGCCGCCTTTGCCGGTTACGCTGTGTTCCTGCCCGGGATTGGGATGCGTCGACCAGGAATCGAACACGGCGCGCTCGTATTCCGGGATCGCCGCAAGCGTGATCTTCTTCGGCTGGGGAATGTTTCCCCAACATAATTGGCCGCTGTCGAAGACGTTCAGCACGGGAGAGCACATCAGCACGGTCGCCGCGGTCGGCCGTTCGTTGGTGGGCAGGGCGTAGACGCCAAGGCCCGACCGCGTGGCGACGAACAGGTGTGCGGGGTAGGGGACTGGCATGACCGTGCGCTCGGAAAGGGCGCGCAGGCCCTTGGGCGGTGCCGACAGGTTGAAATAGGCAAGACGGACGCGCTCGGGCGTCCACCACGCCAGCATGTCGGTGTGATAGACGACGACGTTGTCGGGCAGGATCTCGGGCGCGGCCCCTAAACCGAGCGCTTTCGCCCATTGGCGCAGATGGGCATGCGAAAGAGGCGCGCCGACGCCTATCGTCGGCTTGCCGTCCGCCTGCTCCACCGCGTGGAGGCTGGCGAATGCGGGCAGGGAGCGTCCCGGCGCGGATTGGCCCGTCGGCCGGTAGAGCAGGATAGCATTGGTCAGCGCCATGCTGCCGTCGGTGACTTCGAATTGGGTGGAATGTCCGGGCATCAGCTACTCACGAATTGGCGGGGTCGATGGTGATCAGCTCCTGGGCGGCGAGCAGGAACTCGGCGCCGAGCTTGAGTGACGCGAACCACGCGTCGACGGCGGCAGCGTCGGCCAGCGGGCAAAGCCCGGCGATATTCATGAAGCCCTGCTGCATGCCGTAATCGCCGACGTAATCGAGCTCGCGAGCGAACTGGTCTACGGGGACGAGCGTCATCGCCGGCAAGTGCGAAGCGTCCTCGAATTCCGGCATGTATTCGACGACCTGATCGAACGAGAAGTGCCAGGCGTTCGTCTCGGCCGGAATACCTTTGATGGCCACGCGCAGATCGCGAAGCCGATAGATCCTCCGCCGCAGCGCCGCCGGCAGCTGCTTCAGCGGGGCCGCGTTCTCCTTGAGCATCCAGTCCGGCCGGCGTGCATTCATGGCCGAGGGCAACATTTCCTCGTCGATGTCGCCCAGGTCCTGGCCCATATCGACCATGGCCTTGATCGCGGCTACGTCGGTGGTCTCGCCGTCCCAGCTGTAGGCGGCCATTTCTTCGAACAGGTCACCATAGCCGAAGATCGGCAGCGCCACCGGCAGCGTCTCGAGCAGCGTCTGATAGGCAGCGGCACACCACCTTTGCGGCGCCACGCGCTTGCCCGGCTCGGCCGCGAGGGGATTGCTTTCTTCGATCCAGCCCAGGTCGATCTGGCCGACGGTGTCGCAGATGATGGCGATCGCCGGCGCCGTGCCATCGTCACCAGCAAGCGCGAGCACTTGCAGGTCCGCCAAATTGAACGGCTTGAGGATCTCGATCACCGCCGCATCGAACGCGCGCTCGATGTGCTTGCGAGCATCGGCACGGGTATATCGGGCATCCGACTTTTCGTGCGATGCGACCCAGGCGCCGATCAGCTTATGGTGCGCGGCGAGCGGCGCATCGAAGCCTGCCGGGACATCGATCGACAACGCGACCGAACGCCCCGCCAGTTCAACCGAGGGGCGCGAGACGCAACCCTGCGGGCGGCTGAAGACGCTCGAACGCCGACGCTCCGTCATAGGGCGCGAGGAGGATGCTCGCGTGGAGCGCTTGATCCTTTTCGCTGCAGATAGGCTGGATGCTGCTGTCGACATCGTCTTGTTCGATCCATTCGAGGAGCGTCTTGCGGGCGGCGGCGGGGATGCCCGCGCTCTGGCACCGCGCCACCGTCAGCCCTTGGTGCCGACCGCGCGCCGGTATTCGGTGACGAGCACGCCGCCCGACACGCCGGCGTCGACCGTCTCGGCATTGAGGATCGCGGGGTAGAGCGTGGCGTGATAAGCGCGCAGGCCCTGCGGATCGTCGGCAAGGTGGGGAGGGATCGGAAGATCGATCCCGTCGTAGCGATAGGCTCGGGTCAGATGATTGATTTGCATGGCTGCTCTCGATTGGTGGTGACGGACTGGCTGGGGAGATCGATCACCAGAGGCTGGCGGGCTCGCCCGGCGCGGGTGCGGTGGGCGGCGCCGCGGGCGGTTGCGCCGCAGCGGATGCCGGGGTGGGGGCGGGCGCAGCAGCCTTCGCCGGCTTCGCCTTGGCGGCGGCCGCTGTCTTTGCCGCCTCGGCCGCCTGCTGCTGCTCGGCGAGTTGGTCGCCCAATCCCTTTCGGGCGGCGATAAGCTGGCCAAGCGCGCCATCGGCACCCTTGGCGAGTTCCTCGTCGATCTCAGCGGCGCTCGCCGTGATCGAGATCGGCCGAACCTCACCGCCCTCGAGATTGCGGGCCGCGCCCTCGGCCTTCCGGGGGATGACGGTCAGCGTGACCGTATCGTCGGGCCCGGCGGCGAGATCGAACCCGAGCGAATAGCGCGAGAGCAGCGGCAGCAAGCTGGTGATCAGCATGGCGGTCAGTCCTTGTTCTGAGGTTCGGTTGTGGCGCCGGAGTTCGCGGCCGGGGGCGGGCCATATTTGCCGTCCAGCGTCATCGAGCTGGGAAGGCGACCGGACCAGTCGAAGCCGGTGGCGTTCAGCATGCCGTCGACGATTTTGCCGATCGGCGACGTGAGCATCCTGGCGAACGCTTTCTCGCCCATATGAGCGACCAGGCCGCACTCCTGGGCGATGAACTTGAGCTCGTCCTTGTTGAATTGGCCGAGGAAGGCGCGATCGACCTTCCAGACGTCGCGGAGGATCGCCTCGAACGCTTGCGCGAACTCGGGGTCGCCCTCGCACGCCTGGACCAGAGCGCGGCGCCATGCCGTTTCGCGGACTTGGGTCACGCGGCCAGCGATCGACTTGGCGGTCACCGCCGTCTTCTGCGGCGCCGTCGCCTTGCCCGCCGGCTTTGCCGGACTCGCCGGAGCCGGTGCCGCCGCCGC